CTAAAACAGCCGCCTTATAAGCCGAAAGAATCCACCCTTCCGGCGGTTTTTTTTTTCATCGCTTTTTGAAATCGGCTCTTTTCCAAAATAAGCCCACTGCAGAGCTTCCTGAACGGCAAGCGACACGGGCACAAACGGCGCGTTCATTTCCAGAATTTTTTCCGCCGTCATTTCGGAATCGTTAATCGCGATAGATAAAATATTTGCGACAACCTCAGGATTAAAAAAATCCGGCGCGTCTCCGTATTTATTCTCTATCGCTGCAAGAGCTTTCCACGTAAACCTCACCGTATAATCCTCGCCGTTAAGCTGGATTTTTTTTTCTCCGAACACGGGATTCATTAAGCACCCTCATAAGACCAGGTAATGTCGTCAGTGATTTCGATGGTGATTGAACCTTCAACCTTGCCATCAACCCCGCCGCTGACGGACATCCCAAGCACATAACCCGCGAACGTAGCAGTCGAAGCATCCGAAAAAGTAAGTTTAAAATTCTTTTCCGTTCGCGCTGCCCGCGCATCCATAGCCGCTTGTTGACCCGTATCGTTTTCCAAATCCCAATTAACCGAAAGCGTAATCTGGCCTTCATCCGGCAAACCAATAAGTTTTTCTTTTGCAGTGCTTCCCAGATGTGAAACGTCAATAACAGATGCAGTTCCTGAAGGCCCGTCAAAGCTAACAACTTCGCCAATTTCCGTCCACTCCAAGGGGGTTGCCAACGCTTGATCAGTGTTATCGGTTATAGTTTTGCCGGTCGTATCAATCCCAACAGCGAAGGTATCGTCGGTAACAAAGCGCACAACAACCACTTTGCTATTAAGCGTTGCTGCATCATCACCGGCAAAATTGGAAAGAGTTACAATGTCTCCTTCTGCTAGGCTGTGCGCCGTCGCGCCCAAAATTGTTGGATAGCCGACCGTTAATACGGTAACAGTAACAGCTTCCCCGCTAGTTCCGCTAATTTCTAATTTTGTCCCTTGACTTTCAATAGCCACTTTTTTTCCTCCTCATTAAATTTAGGGTAAAGAAAACCCTATTAATTTTCTGTTCCCCAAACCATATAGTCGGCGATGATTCTGTGTGTGCCGACATCAGGCTCGTAATAATCCCTTTCACTTTGAATTACGATTGAGTTCAAACTTACTGAATCAACCCTAAATATTTTTGTGTTAATTGCTCCTCTTATCGCTCTTGCTAATTCCTTTGCCGCCGCGTATGTTTCCGCCCATGCCTCAATCTGAAATCTCACATGAGCGATGCCGGATACTCCGCCAAGATGAACATCACTTGCGCCCGTAACTCTAAAGAACAGTATTAAAGGAAAAACGGGATTCTGCGGCAGTTCAGCGGCATAACATCTTGTGGTAATCGCCCTGACTGAATTGTCCGCAAGAATTGAGTATCGCAATGCTTCTTCAATCGTTGAAATCGCCATTACCTATTCAGCCCTTCAATCTGCTTTGTTGTTAGCTTTCCTTTTTCCGCTCGCTTCCTTAATCTTCTAGCCGCCGCGTAAATTTGTGCACGCAATTCTCGTGCAAGTATCTTTAGCGCAATCTCTTTTGTAGAATCCCACGCATTTCGTAAAAACGGATTTGGCGAAATACGCCCTGTAAACCTACCTGTCTTTTTTTGCGTCCTGTCTTTGGTGCCGAACTCTATAAGATGCGCATGAGGCGCGGACGAACCAACATAAACCGTAACTCTTGTCCTGTCGTATGTTTGCCCTTTTTTCTGGCTCGCTTTTAAGCTTGTTGATATTTTTAATGACTTTTCCAAATTGCCCGCATCTCCCCTCGGAACGTTCAGCTTTGCGACATTTAGAATAGGCGCGGCTGATTTTTTTAAAGCATTTCTAACCGCTGTTTTTTGCATTGATACCGTGGGAAGTTGCTCAAGCAGGTTAAGTAATTCCGGCAGTCCTTTTAATTTGCACGTGAATTCTTGATTCATTCCGCCCTCGCTCCCGCGTGGAGTTCTAGTCCCTCCCTGCGTCCTAGTTCTAAGCAAGCATAAATGTCATACTCTTTTCCGTCATATTCGATTATGTTTTCCACTCCAACATCTCTTCTCCACCATATTCTGAATTTAACATCGATGCTTGCCACCGTTTGTTTGGCCGCGTATCTTTCCGCGCCCCGTAAATATTGCACGTTTGCCCAAACGGTCGAAACATCTGACCATGTTTCGATTACTCCGCCAAAACTGTCAGTTGTTACGGTTTTCTTTTTTATAATAATTTGCCGATCCATTCTTCCGCTAATCATTAAAACTCCCACAACGGCGGCACTAAATTAATTAATCTATAATAAGTAATATCTTTAGGGCTTTCACTCATTTCGTTTCCTCGCTCCGCGTGGAGTTTTGCCGCCATATGTTTTATCGCTTGCTTTGCTATTACCGGAACATCCGCGCCGGTGTCTCCATATCCACAGGTGAAGGTGATATAAATAGGGTTGGATGGATAAAGCGTTGCTGAAGGCCATGAACAACCGTTTTTTAAAACTGCCCTGCCGCAATTTTCTCCGTTAGTTTCAACAATATAATCTTCAAAAGTATATTCCGTTCCGTCGGAGTCTTTATATTTGATAGAAAAATTATCTGATTGCAGATTGCCTAATGGTATTTTTATGTAATTAGAAGAGGGAAAAAAATCCAAATAGAGAATCCATGTTGCTGTTATCAACTGTCTTCTGGTATCGTTCTCCACGCTGTGTCTTGCGGCTTTCAGAATTTCTGCTAGATACGTGTCCTCATCGGTAACCGCAGCTTTCGTAACGATAGAAGTTCCGAAAGAACAGCTTGCAGTCTTCACGCTGGCTACGGTTCTTATATAAGATTTATTTCCCGTGTATTCTTTTTCATAAGTTGCGTTGTCCGTTTCCGTTGTTACCTGTTCGAAAGCTCCACCAGTCCAGTCTGTATAAGTAGAGTTGTCGTCGGATTCCTGAATTTTAACGTCAACCGTTCCGTTCGCTCCGCAAGTTCCGGCCTGAAAATATACAATAGCCGGATACCCAAACACATTAACTCCAGTTCCTTCCAGCGCGTATAATTCATTAACCGCTTGAAGCCCCGGCGCGATTGATTGCGTGCTTCCCAAGCTCTCGGCAAAAGTAAGTGAATCCAGCCTCAAATGTGCTTTCAATTCGGTAAGTGATACCGGCTCAACTATCGGAGCTGAAAATAAAATAAGTTTCATTTTTTTACACCTTACAGAAAACGCCCCTGGAACGCTATTTCTGCGCAACCCCTTTTGTCTTTTCGTAAGTTCTTAAAGTTCCCAATCCAAGCATACCAAACAAAAGCGTTACTAAAATTCCCATATCTAAGTAAGGCAGTTCAACTTCAGAGCCGCAAAGTTTTGCCACAAAAAAGATAAAGGGCATTAAAATGTAGTTATAGGTAAATGCCGCCCCGCAAACCCAACCGAGAAATGGCCGCCACCCGGAAACAAAAACGCTTGAACTTGCCGCCTCGCCGCAAACCCAACCGAGAAATGGCCGCCACCCGGAAACAAAAACGCTTGAACTTGCCGCCTCGATTTTGTTGATTTCGGTCTGTGCGTTTTTTGCACTTTCCTCTAGCTCTAAAAGTTTAACTTCCAACTCCGCCGCTTTAGTCGCGTCTATCGGGGCTTTGCCTGTAATTGCCGCACGTATATCCTTCGCCAGCGACCCGATACCGCTAAACACCTCACCGACATTTATTTCTGCTATGCTTATTCCCATTAATACAACCAACAAACTTCCGGCGGAGCATTCTCCGTTTCCATATCATCAACATGAATATATGTTTTTCCTATGCCTATTCTCGTAAAGCCTGCCGCAATTAATCCGCCTAAAATTTTAAATCTTGTTCTGCTATCCACCGCCTTAATGTCTGCGGCCCTTCCTAAAATATGATTTTTAGTTTTTGAGCCCACTGCTTTATTGTGAGCATCACAGCGATAGCCAGAGTTAATAACGTAAGCCACGTCTGATGTTTCCCGCGCCCGGATAAGTTTTGCGAGAAAATCAAGTTGCATCTCGTTGCGTTGGCAACAAGGGCAGTTAAATTCTTCCAGTTTAAAATATTTCATTTCTCATACAGCTTATCTTTTATTTTGGTGGTGTCCGCTTTAATATCCTGAACAACATCGTAAATGGCCTCAACTTGCGTTTCGGTTTTTGTGATTCTTGATTCATGATTAATAAATCCAAGAAAAAAGAACCCGAAAATACCAATGATGAGAACAATCACGCACCACCATTTCACCGTAATCATTGTTTCCGAGGTGTCAGTATAGTTGTTCATACCCCCCCTACGCCGATGGGGTTGGGATTATATATCCGCCCGCTACCAATG